CCCATCACCTCTCCCGTGTCTGGACTGCGGGGGCAGACACGCACATCGTGACCGTGGAGGCCGGGCAGAACGGCTGCCAAAACACGTCACCGTGCGGGATGCCTTGCTTATCCTGAATCGCGGAGAGGAAGAGTGTCTCACCGACCGGGAATACGACGCTGTGATCCCGGACGGCCACTGTTGGCGCTACGCGCTGACGGGCGTGTGTAGGTTTGCAGACGACTGTCGCTTCGGGGTGCATGAGCTGCTCCCTGCGGGCGAAGTCGCCGCAATCTTCGACCGCCTCGAGGCCAGCAGTGTCCCTCGGCACGCGCTTCTGCGCAACCGTCTCCGACAGGCACAGTCGGCCGCCGCCTCCGCCCCGCGCCCTCGTCCCGTCGCCACCTCGGTGGCGGGTTCTTGTTCGTCTAAGGACACGCCAGCTCCGGCTGTGATACCCTCCAGTGAGGTGGTCCCCAAGACGAACAACGCGCTTGCTGCAGCGCCAGGCCCAAGCAGCGCCGGTATCGCACGCCCGGCGACTGGCGACCGACCCCCACGGATCGTCAGCAAACAACTCGTGCACCTGCAGGCGCGGATCCGCCGCCCTGCCCCCCTACAGGTGAGTGGCCCGACTGCGCCGAGCCCGGCGTCACCCTTAGGGAATCGCGCACCCCTGACAGCGCCCGCAGGCCCAGACCGCGGAAATCAGGACGTGGCCCCGCGCAGTATGCCGGCACTCGCCGTGATACCCTCCACAGTGGAGGTGACCGCGCCGGGCCACACCGCAGAGAAAAAGGTGGACGCAGTCCCGCCGCCACCCGGACCATCCTGTGATGATGACGAGGAGAAGGAGGAGGAAGAGGAGGCTGTTGCTGCAGCCCTCGCCCAGCCGCGCATCAGTGACGCCGGTGCGCCACTCGGTCTCGAGCTTTTGTTCCCTCCCGATGCACCACCGCGTGAGTATCCGGTGGTGCCAGCTCCCCGTGCTCCACCGCTGCACCGCCCCCCAGCCTACCGGCCGGCCCTCACCCCCGTGGCGGCCCGGCTGCAGTGGGCGCTTGGGTCCTGGCTTGCGCCTAGGTACCCAGATGGATGGGCAACTCTCGAAGGCGCTTGGTACAAGATCCCTGTTCCAATGCCCATGAGAGATGAGGCGAAACGCCCATTGTCGTGCCATGAGTGTGCCAGCGCGGCTAGTCGGACGTGTCTCGTGTGTGGCTCCCGGGTGTGTGGTTACCATGTCAGCCAGTGGCAGAAGAAGTTGTGTCGCCCGTGTGGCACGGGCCTCGCGGCCTGGTCGAAAGCGCGAGGTCATGAATTCGCGGAGCGGAAGACCACGACGTTGTCAGCCACTATCACCTTGAACGGCAAGGAGGAAACCGTCACCCTCAGCACCGCGGCAGTACCGCGGAGGATCCCTGCCAAATGGGTAGAACGTCAGCGCGAGATGCGTGACAAAGCGTTAGCTGAGCTGGAGGGCCCGTCAGCCGATGTGGTTCCCATCTTCATGCAGCGCGCCGTCATCACCGTGGACGCTGATTACTTCCGCACTGCGCTGCAGGTTTTCTTCGACGTTGTCAGCCGCCACGTTGTACCTCGGGTGGAGTACGCCGAGGTGCCCGGTGGACCATTGAGGCGCCGGGTTGAGCCGACCACCCGTCAGTACTACTTGCCATTCTTCTCTGCGCGGGCGAGGTGGGAACGCGCCCCAGACCCCGCCCTCCTCAATTATCTCCAACAACTCGGGTACACGCACGCCGACTACCGCCGCGTAGATGTCGCGCATGCCGCGGAGATAATGCAGAACCAGGAAGCGAGTTGGTTCCGTGCTGGTGCCACCCAGATCGGAGCCAATACCTCCTTACCCGAATCCGTGGACGGGTTGTCACACCGTTTACGTGCCCGAATGGACGAAACTCTGCGTGAGAACACCGTCCTTTTCGTCACGAATCTCATCGCCTTCCGCACCGTCGATCGCGTATCGGTGGTTCCAGCCGGGGGGCCGGTTTTTCGCGGCGAGCCCACTCAATCCCGTGGTGTGAGTGGGTCGGGATCTCAAAAGTCCGCGGAGTTGAGTGTGTGTTGAGTCCCCCCTTCCGGTTCAACAAGCGATACACATTTGACTCCCGCGGAAGGAGACTGGTCGACCTCACCAACCGAGAGGCAGACCAGGGTCTCCTCAGATTCACCCCACGCGCGACCGACCGCCTTCGCATTCCGTACCATACGCGATACGGCGGGACGTCGTGCACGACACAGGTGTACCGAGAAACCATACGAGGACTCTCTCTGGCCCTGCATCGGCAGTTCAACTGCCGCAAGCCAGAGCGTGTGGGGTATTGTGAGCACCTGTATTGGTCGCAGAACATCAACCTACGGCTCACACTGAACAGCTTTGTTCAGTACGCACACATCCTGGCACCGCACTTTACCAACTTTCATGGTCGCTTGGAGGAAGAATTCAGGCACTACGCCGACGCCCACCCGAAACGTGCACTACGCGTGCGCGCCCACCTGGAAGCCCTGCTCAAGGGTAGCATCGCCCACCAAACCCGTCTCGAGCGCGAGAGGGTGGTGGCGAAGTTCAAGATTGAGCTTGCGAAGATAGGCAAGGTGCCGCGCATAATCGTGGATCTCGGGGTAGCAGCGTCCCTGGCCGGCGCCTGGTATGCCTCCACCCTCAAGGAAGCCATGGCGATGGAACCCCTACGCACGGGGAACCTATTCGCCTGGTTTTGCCCGACCGCCTCCTACACGAACTTGAAGAAAGCCTTCGACCTCCTGTACGATCCTCCAGCTCCGTTCACCATCGTCTTGTTTTCGGACGACGCCGCCATTGCCGTGCGCGGACCGGATGGAGTTAGGTGGATTGACATGGACATCAGCTCTTGTGACAAGAGCCACACCGCAGGCATCTTTAACATGCTCCGCATCTTGACCCCGGCGGCGCATCAGGAAGTCGTGGAGGCCTTGCTGGCGCAGTTGCGAGCCCCCCTACTCATCAGGCACCCCAACCATCGCTCTCGTGAGCGTGTCTTGGCGACACCAATCGAAGAGACGCTGTACTCAGGATCAACGCTGACCACCGTGATCAACAACGTGGCAGTGATGGCCATCGCGGATATCGCCGCTTCCGACCCGCCAGCCATTGACGCTAGCGGGGTGGCCAGAGCTGCCGAGCTCATTGGCTACATCGTGGAGTGTAACCAACGTTCGCG